GGGAATATCTAAAAGAAGACATAAAGAACTTGCTTACTTGTGATTATATTCTTTTTCTTCCGGGGTTTGAGAGGAGTGCTGGAGCCTTGCTAGAAGCTTTAGTTGCTAGGGAATGTAACATTCCTGTTTTGGAATTTGAGGTATGATGATAGCGTTTTTAGCTTTGCTGTTAGCCGGGTGCAGTCCGCAAGGAAGCACACAGCAAGCAACAAAGTATCCTGATGTGCCTGAATATGGTATAGTTTTTGAGATTCAAAAGGAGGAGGAACAATGGAAACAAAAGAAGTAGTGGTTAAAGATTCTGGTAAACGCCAGCATTTTGAGTCTGGTTCTGTTCGTGACACTAGGGAGAAAAAAGGAAGATATGACCTTCTTATGCCCCACGCTATTCACCTTGTGGCAAGGCAATTGGAAGAGGGTGCTTTAAAGTATGCTGAACGTAATTGGGAGCTTGGTCAGCCTCTTTCACGATATATGGATTCTGCCCTTAGGCACTTGTTTCGCCATTTAGAAGGGCATAGGGACGAAAGGCACGATGTTGCCGGGGCTTGGAATATACTGGCTTTGATTGAGACAAAACGTAAAATTGAGCTTGGATTGTTGCCAAAAAAACTGGATGATTTACCTAAACCTATAAATGAACCACAAAGAGCCTGATTCGCTACCTCCTATTAGTAAAGCACTTGTGGACGCTCTTGAAGAAAGGTGTCCTGAAAAGTGCCCGGATATTACTATGACTGAAAAGGAAATATGGTTTTATGCTGGACAGAGGCAAATAGTTCGTCTAATTACAAAGGCTTACCAAGATCAAAACGAAACTATTTTAACTAAAGAATAATTTTAAATGGCTATTGGATTTTCAGCACCAGCACGATTTTTTACTAGCTACAGACCGCCTATTTCAAGGTCTGCCCCACGCTCGTTTTCTTCTTCTAGGTTTGGGTTTTCCCCTCTTCGCCAAGTTCTTGGGCTTACTGGGGCTAGGGGATTAAATAGATTTAATATGTCCGGGCCAGCTATTCGTGGCCCTGTTGTTTCTAGGAACAATCCTGTTGCCAATAGATTTTATAACTCTGTTAACCAACAGGCAAATTTAAGGTCTACCACAAAAGGGCCGTTTGTCCCTAGTTTTGGGGGTTTCGGTATTGGGGCTGGTAGGGTTGCTCAAGCTAGGGGAGAGCGTATGTCAGTTGAGGCTTTTCAGCGGAATGCTATGCAAAATGCTAATAAATCTAGTGCTCCGATTATTAAATATCGTGACCCGGCATCTGGTATGGGATTAAACAGGTTTGGTAATAACCAAGCTTGGCGTTTTCAACAAAATAATGCTAGACAAACCACTAATAGAGGCTATTCAAGCGGGATGTCGCAATTCGCAGTAAATACCCCATCAGGTGTGGGGTTAAATCGGATGCGGTAATACAAAGGAAAGATAAATTTATGTGTTTTATGGGTGGCGGTGGAGGTGCTCAGCCTCAAGTTATTTATAGGGATAACCCTTCTACGTCTGTTGCTCCCACGCCAACTCCCCCTACCCCTATGGCTTCCGGGGTTATGCCAGCGGATACAATGGCCGATGTTGAACAGGCTTCTAGGACGCAAGGAATGGGCACTTCTGTTTTTAAAATTAACAAAGACGCTCAGATGACCAATGATTATGAAGATCAAGGCATTGACAGCGGAATTTCTTACCAGTAACCTAATTTATGTCTAATCCTTATATGGCGGTTGCGATGGGCCAAGCCGGGTGTTTAGTTAGGTCAACAGCCGGGGTTCTTTACACGGCTCCTACTGGTCGGTTTTGGGAAGTTATTCAGATTGTTAATGACGCAAAGTTTCACACTTTGACCAACACGATTGGTTCTGGAGATTCTTTGGCTAACGCTACGTTGGCTTCCGCCCCCACGATTGGAGCGGGGATTTGTCTTTACGGAAATTTCTCTGAATTCAGGCTTCATTCTGGTATTATTGTAGCGTATTTTGGCCTGTAAGAGGCAGGGGTATTTATGCCTAGTTTAGGTTCCGGGTTGTCTTTGGGGACGATCAGCCGAATCAATAATTTTGATTTTGACGCTTCTAGTTATATAACTAGCAACGGAATTTCTAATAGTATTATTAATGTAGATTCTACTTCTACTTCTAAAAACAGCCTTCTTGTTGGAAAAAATGCTTCTAATTTAGGCCAAGTTAGTGCACCTCATTCTTCTTCTTTAAACTTAAATAGCAAAAGCTGGAGCTTTGCGGGTTGGTGGATTCCTCATTTTGCAACAGGCACAGCTTCTATGTGTATGTCTAAATCAGACCAAGCTGATGTCCGAGAGTTTCAACTGCAAGCTGATTTAGGAGCTTCTAGCAACCTTCAATTTACTTTTGCAATTTACCCAGACGGAACTTTTGCAAACAGAAAAGAAATGATTTTTGTGTTAAATGGAACTTCAAGTTTAATGCAAGGAGAAAAATATTTTCTTTATTTTGGTTACGATTACAGCCAACAAAAATCTTTTGTTTCTGCTAACGGAGGGGCAGTTACCTATTCTTCAGTAAGTATAACAAATACTTATGCTGGTTCTAACTCTTTAAAGTTTGGACACTTTGTAGATGGATCGTCTACATTAAAGGGATTACAATCTTATGATGAGTTTGGTTTTTGGAATCGAGTTTTGACTTCTACCGAGCTTGCTTATTTGTATAATTCAGGCTTAGGTCGTAGCTATTCTGAACTAGATGCAAGCCATAAAACTAGTTTAATTTCTTGGTGGTCTATGGACGAAACTTCTGGAAATCGAAATGATTCCCACGGAAGCAACCATATTACTTCTGTAACTAACGCTTCTTGCTCGATTCCACTTGCCGGGTGTTTTTCTTATGTTAACGGCCAAACTTTAGTAAATAACGCTATTGTAAACTTAAAAAACTCAGGTCTGTGGACTAATTTAATTGATGGTATGCTTCTTAAACAGGGGTTAAATAGAAGTTCTGGAACTCCAGTAAGTTTAAAAAACACTTTAACTTCAGTTCAGCATACAGGTTCAAATTTGACCCCTTACGGCTTAAACTGCCCTAGATATGCTTCTGCTTTGGGGTTAACCCCGGCTACAACTTCTGCTTTTAATAGTCTTACAGAAAGTTCTGTGTTTGCGGTATGCAGAAGGTATGTTTATCCACAAGACTACGCTTTTATTTTTACTGCTCCTTCGAGTGAATGGGAAATTAATTATGCTTCCACAGGAGCAGTCCAAGGTTATCTTTCTAATGTTGGTTGCCCTACATATACCCCGGCTGAGCCACCTTTTGTAGAATCTTCTTATGTAAAAATGGGAATGGTGGCTAGTCAGACTTCAAGTATTTTTAGGCTTTATTATAATGGGATAATGGGAACCAATACGGCTAATACTACATTGACCACAGGTAACCCCGGAGTAGATCGAAGGGCAATTGGTGGAAGGTCTTTGAATAATGGCAGTTCATCGTATGGTTTTCGTGGGGTAATTTCTCAAATTTATTGGTTTAATAAGGCTCTTAGTCAGGCAGAACTTAATTCTATTCTAGTAGTCTAATGTCTAAAACAGCTTCAGCCTTGTACGCAGAGCTAGAAACTTCTCGCAACACTTACTTGCAGAGGGCTAGAGATTGCTCTGTTCTAACCATTCCAACATTGATTCCCCCGGCTGGGCACAGCAACGCCAGCAACTACGAAACACCTTTTCAGGGAGTAGGGGCAAGGGGGGTTAACAACATTGCTTCTAAGCTTCTTCTTGCTTTGTTTCCGCCAAACGCCTCTTTCTTTCGTTTGGTAATTGATCCCTATAAATTAAAAAAACTTGGCGGTGGAGAAGAACTAAAAGTTGAAATGGAAAAGGCTTTAGCCGAAATTGAAAACGCAGTTAGCAAGGAAATTGAAACTTCCGCTTTGCGTGTCCCGATTTTTGAAGCTTTAAAACACCTTATTGTTGCCGGGAATGTGCTTATTTATTTTCCTGAAAAAGGCGGTATGCGGGTGTTCAAACTTGAGAACTATGTTGTTAAACGTGATCCTTTCGGAAATGTATTAAACATTGTAACAAAAGAGTGCGTATCTCCTTCTGCCCTTCCTGATGAAGCCAAGGCAATGTATAAAAAGCACGAAAAAGAAGAAGGCGAAGAATATTCTAATGACGATAGCGTTGACATTTATACCTGTGTCCACCGCAAAGACAATAAGTGGGAAGTGTATCAGGAGATTGAGGGCGAAATGGTTCCTGAATCTGATGGAGAATACCCTATTGATAAGTGCCCATTTATCCCTCTTCGTTATAGCCGTATTGATGGAGAAGACTATGGCCGTGGATTGGTTGAGGAGTACCTAGGGGATTTGCGTTCTTTGGAAGCCCTGACACAAGCTATTGTGGAAGGCTCGGCTTCTGCATCCAAAGTGTTGTTTTTGGTTAATCCTAATGGTACTACCAAAATTAAATCTTTGGCAGAATCTAAAAACGGCCAGTTTGTTTCTGGGAATGTGGCCGATGTTAATGCTCTTCAGCTTCAAAAATATGGTGATTTCCGGGTGGCAAAAGAAGTTATGGTGGAGATTCAAACCCGCCTAGCTTTTGCTTTCCTTCTTAATTCTTCTGTTCAGCGGGACGCAGAAAGAGTAACAGCCCAAGAGATTAGGTTTATGGCTCAAGAGTTGGAAACTGCCCTTGGTGGAGCCTATTCAATCCTTAGCCAAGAATTCCAACTTCCTATGGTGTCTCGCATTATGGATCGGATGAGCAAGGCTAGTCGCCTTCCGAAGCTTCCTAAGAACGATTTGATTCGTCCTATGATTATTACCGGGGTGGAAGCCCTTGGGCGTGGAAACGATCTTACAAAGCTGGATTTGTTCTTGTCCGGGCTTGCTCAAATTTTTGGCCCTGAAGCAATGATGCAATTTGTAAATATTGAAAATTATCTTAAGCGTAGGGCTACTGCGTTAAATATTGATACAGAAGGGCTTGTGAAAACTGCTGAAGAAATTGAACAGCAGAAACAGCAATCTATGGCTTTGCAGTTGACAAATAAACTCGGCCCTCAGACAATCAAGGGAATATCTGATGTCGCTGGTAAAACTATGCAACAGCAGATGCAACAAACTCAGCAGTAAACAAAATAAGCAAGGAGAAAAACAATGGATAGGATTCAGGTTCCAGCAAGTGAAGCTGGCCCGGTGAACACCGCACAGGCCACGCCTCAACAAACCCAACCCGCAATTGCCCCGCAAGTTCGGAATAACGAAGGCAATGTGCAGACTAGCTCAAGCAAACCTAATTGGCTTCCTGAAAAGTTTAAAAGCCCTGAAGATTTGGCTAAAGCTTATTCTGAGCTTGAGAAAAAGCTTGGAGGTTCTACTGAAGAAAACAAAAGCCCTGAGCAAGCCAGCGATAAGCCTGAAGAAACCAAAGCTGAAGTTACTCCAGAAGAAACCAAAGCTTTTCAAGAGTGGGAAACAAAGTTTTCTGATTTTTCTAAGGAATACTTTGATAAAGGCCAGCTAAGCAATGAATCATATCAAAAGCTTACGCAGATGGGATATCCTCGTGCCATTGTGGACGCTTATATTAATGGTCAGATTGCTATTTCAAACCAAGGCTCTCAGCAGTTAATGTCTGAGATTGGAGGTGAAACTGGCTTTAAAGAAATGCACGATTGGGCAACGGAAAACTTAACCCAAGATGAAATTGATTCTTACAATGCACTTCTTGAAACCGGGGATCAACGGCAAGCCAACTTTGCTGTAAAGGGTATGTACGCCCGGTACAAGGCTTCTGCTGGTAAACAGCCTAAGTTGATTAGCGGTACTCAATCAGAAGGTACTTCCAAGGCGTTTAGGAGCATTGCAGAGGTTACTAAAGCAATGTCTGATCCTCGATATAAAAACGACCCGGCTTATCGGAAAGATGTTGAACGTAAGCTGGCAAGCAGTAACGTACTTTAATGAAGGGTTTATACGCCAACATTAACAGGCGGAGAAAGCTTGGAATCAGCCGTAGCAAAAAGAAAACTACTATTGATCCCAAGACTTATAATGCTATGAAAAACAAAATGGGCGGGTTTGCCATTAACAAGAAAGGATAAATTAATATGTCACCAGAAATTATCGGTGCTGTTCTTCGGCACATTTTAACCGCTGTTGGTGGTTATTTTGTTGCTAAAGGCGTTGTGGATCAAGGCTCAGTT